TAGTAACATGTACTGGTTGCCAGATAGGCTAAAGCACTGCGCTTGAATATGTGACACTCACCGCCAGCACTTATAACGGCGGAGTTGTAAAACTCATAGCACAGACGTCAACACAGTGGATAGCACTATTCAAATCCAGCGAATTTGTAATTTCATAATAATGGGACGGGAAACCGTCCCCTTACCTTGAAAGCAATGAAATTTTTATAAGGATGGTGATTTTTATGTCATATTTTACAAGGCATGTTGTAGCGCTCACAATGGACACATCCACAGCAGGGACGGCAACGGCATATACGAATGAACCGGTAAACGGCCTTATACATTCGGTGAGATATATCCATGGAGACTTATCAACAACTTGTCATTTATATATATCCGGAGAGGCTACTGGATTTCCTGTTTTGGGTGTTATCCCTGATTTTACCGGCACAGGTGAAAGCAAAACATATTATCCGCGCGTGGATGTGTGCAATTCGTCGGGAGATTTCAACATCTACGACGATACATCAACGATGGAAACAGCAAGAGTAAAAGACCGTGTAGCTTTAGCGGCTGAAAGAATCAAGTTCGAAGTCACAACATCATCAAGCACAGGCGATAATATAGGCTCAGGCACATTCCATATATTGGTAGGTGGATAAAATGGGAACATTGGATTTCTTCCAGAAAAAAGCAATTGAAAATGGGGCAGATATTGATTATCTGAATTCTCAAATGGAGACTGCGAATAGTAATTTGACCACCCATGAGAGCAATACAACAACAGCGCATGGTGCGGTGTCAGCTGCTACCGCCAGCAAAATCATTATCAGGGATGCGACAGGGAACGCAAAGGTTGCGGCACCGGTGGCTGAGGATGATATTGCCTTAAAGAGCAATGTAACTACTGTACAGAGTAATTTGACCACCCATGAGAGCAATACAACAACAGCGCATGGTGCGGTGTCAGCTGCTACCGCCAGCAAAATCATTATCAGGGATGCGGCAGGGAACGCAAAGGTTGCGGCACCGGTGGCTGAGGATGATATTGCCTTAAAGAGCAATGTAACTACTGTACAGAGTAATTTGACCACCCATGAGAGCAATACAACAACAGCGCATGGTGCGGTGTCAGCTGCTACCGCCAGCAAAATCATTATCAGGGATGCGACAGGGAACGCAAAGGTTGCGGCACCGGTGGCT